GCAGTTGTTGCAAAAGTACCAAGTATACCATCCGTTGGAAGCCCAGATGCATGAATAGCACTAACTGGCGAACTCGTCCCAATCCCGACATTACCGCTGCTGTCGATGCGCATACGTTCTGCTGATGCACCATAATCGTAAAAGATTAGATTGTCTGTAGTTCCTACATATGCGCCCCAATGGGATGCGCCATGTTTAAGTCGCCAAGACGCAACGCCGCCGCCGCCAGCAGCAACTTCGTTGATAAAGATGGAGCTTGTAGTATCATACAGATGCAACTTTTCACTAGGCGAACTCGTGCCAATCCCCAAGCTCTCAGCACTCGCATCCCAGAAGAACTTAGGCGTGGTGCCTGTGTCCTCGTAGAAGCTGATGTCGCCAGTTGGGTCTATAGACATTTTAGTTTGAGAATTATACTTAAATCTAAAACCATCACCATTGTTGTCATCTAAAACTAAACCAACACCTGAGCCGCCGTTATATATGTCTACAGCAACACCATTATCAGCACGGAAAAACTGAAGCTGGTTACCCGATCTAATTGCAGAAATCCCATCCACAGTCAGCCCATCGCTGGTGATAGTCCCAGTGACGTCGAGGGATGTCAGTGAGCCAACAGATGTCACGTTTGGCTGAGCAGCAGTAGACAAGGTGCCGCCAAGGCTTGTGCTTGCTGTAATCGTCGTACCTGTAATTGCAGCAGCAGACGCCCCGCCGATTACAGTACCATCAATCGTACCGGAGTTAATATCAATGCCAGTTACAGGCGTCGTGCCGTCAAGCAGATTGTCGATATTGTCGAGGTTCGTGTTTAGCTTTTCGCCCCACGTATCCTCGGACGCGCCGACTTCTGGTTTAACTAGGCCGTATGTTGTTGTGGTACTATCCGCCATGATATTCTCCTATGCCGCAGCATTTTAATCGCCAGCACCCGTAGGGGCTGTCATCCAATCCTGTAATGTTAGGGAGACGCCGTCCAGCCACCGGATGCGTTAGCTGCATACTGCCATATTTCCGTCGCGGGATCAACAGGCGTCCACACCTCGTCTGTGCCAGCTTCAGGCTCCCACTTTTCAATCATATTGCAAGTCGTGCTATTCAGAGCGCTAATTGCGGCACCGCTGAACTGAACACGGTTACTTGTTGCCGTAAACGCGCTGACCTCATCGAGCGAGGCCGAAACAACAATTGTAATCTGAGCAAGTGCAGCGCCAGACAAGACAGGCAGCGATGTGGCGTCACTTTCACGTACACGCTGGCCACTAGGAGCCACTGTAAGCGCGGCCAGCACGTTTCCAGCACTCTCACGCACACGAAGGCCGCTAGATGTCATTGCTGACGCTGTAGCGGCTTGTGAGGCGCTCTCACGTACACGCAAGGCCGATGAAGACACGCCTGAAGATGCAACTGCGCTTGCAGATGCTTCACGCACCTTAACCGCGTTAGAATCCGTTAATGACGCACCCACAACAATGGACGCAGCCAAGCGAACCCGCGTTGAGGCCGCAGCGGTCGCGCTGACTGTGATGATCGTGCCAGCGCTTTCCGTGACAAAGCCATCCAGCCCGAAATTATACGAGCCGTATGCGCTTCTGCCGTATCCGCTGCGATACTCAGCCATTAGTCTAGCGTAATATCAAGATCGCCCGCTGGTAGACGCAGCACATCACCTGTGTCGATAGATTTGGCTGTGGTCAGTGCCGCGTATGCAATCAAGTTGCCGCCAGTAGACGCATCAAACACACCAACGTGTGTGACTGTGCCGTATGACGCTGTAGCCGTTGGATACTCAAGCGCAGCAGAGTTTGTCGCTGTGTTGCCCGATACGGTAAATGCAACCGACTGACGTACATATGCGCCACCAGAGACTTCAGTGCCGCCACCAGTGTCAGAGGGTGCAGCCGTATACAAAGCAACATGCCACTCAGTTGGACGGGTTGCGCTGCCTGCTGTGAATACCCATGAGAGAACACGGGTTTCGAATGTGTTAGAAAAGCTCATTAGTAGCTCCTGATTTTGAGTCTGCGGCCAGAACCGCCAAATTTGCTGCTTTCGCTTTCCGCGTTTATAGCATCAACGGCACTTTGATACAACGCTGCCCAAGTTTGCAGGCGTGCGTCTTCTTTTAGATATGGTGCCGAGTGAACCAGCGAACCATACAAATATGCGTCCTTGTAGTAGTCCAAAAGCCAGTTCGACGTGTTACTGTCGCTTAATTCTTCAATCCGCGAGAAATAATACAGTTCAGCCGTGTATGTGCCGTCTGGAACCGGGTAAACCTCAATTTCACCAGCCGTAATCGCATAATATGACGGCGATCCACTTGTGTTGAGGTTTTTGCGCTTACGATCCAGCAATTCCGCTTGGCTAATCAACTCAAGCGGCTTTGTATCGCCAGATGTAACGTAAAAACGGATAACCTCGGCAAAGTCAGCAGGAATTGCGCTGTATTGCGTGTCAATCTCAGCCGTGCTGCGCTTTTCCATACGCCAGTGACGTATTCTGCGCTGCAAGTCAGCTCCAGCCAACGAAATAAACGTCCCTGCCGCCGAATCTAGGTCATCACGGTTCAAAAAGTCCGTAATCGCTGTTTTCAGCTCTGCGTATGTTGTAATGGCCATTATTTATGCTTCTTTCCAAGGCATTTGCCTTCACGCTTGCACGCAGCAGGGGTCGGGCAACCTTTGATCGGCTTGAATACTGGTGCTTTCATGGTGTCGGTCCTTATAGTGCTGGAAGCTGGTAGCCATTGCGAATGTAGTCGTCAAAAATACCTTGAGCCATAGTTGAAGTCAGGATAGCCTGCGCTTGGTTCGGATACTGTGCGTTTAAATCAGCCACAAAGCGCTCTGCCTGCATTTTTGGTGAAGATTCGTAAGCTGCTGGCTGCTGACCGCCAAACATCTCCATAGGAGACTGACCCGTCGGTTGAGGCAAAGCCTGAACAGGTGCAGCATTTGCAGGATTAAAGCTACCGGGAATGTCAGACGCTTGAGTCAGTGGCATAGCCCGGTCCCTTGCGCGGCCAGACATCTCAGCAATAGTGCCGGGCATGGTATAACCGGGCGCAGGAGCAGAACCTGCTGGAATTGCAGCAGGCGCAGCTGACGGTGCTGGGCGATTAGGACGCATGTTTGGACGCGTTTCGCCAAGCAAACCCGCAAGGGCTTCTTCCTTTGCACGGTCTTCAGAGCCGTATGGTTTGGCAAATATGTTACCAAGCAAGGACAGCAAACCACCGCCCTCAAACTTGTCGCCAGACTTACCCATTCCGCCGCCGTCAAAACGGTCCATGAAATCAAGGAATTTTTTTTCAGCCACGGTAAACCGCCTTTTTTCAATAAATTTAAGGGAAACTTATCACACTTCGCCCAAAGCCGCCATTACCTTTTTCATACGTGCATTTAGCTTCCACGTACCAGAACGCCACCTTGCGGCATACTGTGCATCTTCCAAGCTCAACCCTTTTGCAATGTATTGCTTAATCCACGTATTCATCACCACATTCTTTAAACGCGGCGACATTTTGCTAAATGGCACCTGCTTCATGCAATTCCCCGCAGATTACGCTTAATTGACTGCTTCCACGTAGACATTGACCCAGACAAAGCCGTCGCAGCGTCAGATGCCATCGTTAAGCACAAAGCATCAGCCAAATCGGGTGACTTCAACCCACGCTTGCGCATATCGTCCTTGCTCTCAGCCTTCATCTTGCCGCCGGGCGTAAATCCGTAGCGTATCGACGTTAGTTCTGCCAGCAATTGATCGTCATTTGGTAATTTGCACGAACGGTCCTCAAGCCAGCCCTTAGTCTTAAACCAAAGCTCTGCCCGCAAATTCATGTACGTGTTGCCCATTGCAGGCGCTTCGCCAACATTAATGCCACGAACAGGCGCGCCAAGCTCACGCAGTCTATCCACAACACCGCCGCCAACGCCAATGCTATCAACAAGTATCTCGCTAGGCCGCATAGAGGGCGATAAGCCCTCGTATTCGGCCATCACACGCCCAACAGTCTGCATCAAATCCAAACCCTGCCAAGACGTAATCTCAGTCACGACATTGCCGTACCGTTTGCACAGCGCAGTCTTATCCGCGCCAAAGCGGGCCACATCCAAACCCCAGATAGGTTTTGTGTCTTCAGGTATCTCAATGTCACGCTTGATTGCGCTGTCAGCCAGATGAAACGGAATAATCGTGTCATCATCGGCCATCGGAAACTCGCCAAGCACACGAATACGAAACGCATTGCTGTCCTCGCCGTACCTAGCCCGCATTTCGTCAACAAACTCTTCAGACACCAGCGGACTCTCAACGCAGGACCAGCGCCGTGTCCACCATGTATCCGCAAGTCTAGTCTGGCTCTCAAAGAACGTACCGGATGAACGTGTAGGGTTGGATAGCAAAATCGTCGTCGCAGAGTGGCCAGACATTGAACCAGCAGCAGCCTCAAATACTTTCTCAGGCACACCAGACGCCTCATCCACAACCAGCAAAACATTCTCGGAGTGAACACCAGCCAGCGCCTCTGGCGTTTCAGCGCGTGATGTACGTGCCGAGATAAAAGCCTCCGCAGGCGCAGCAGACAATTCAACACGGTCAGACTTAACCGTCAACAAAACCTGCAACTGTGGCGGCAGCTCATTAATCCAGCGTTTCAACTCGGCAAACAATGCGTCAAACAACTGGCCACTGGTGGGTGCCGTCACAACAACCTTATTCGGGAAACGCAGCAGCACATACCACAGCATAGCCCACGACGACGTAGTAGACTTACCCGTACCGTGGCCAGACCGCACAGACATTTTACGCTCACCACTGGCCAGCGCATCCAAAAACTCAGCCTGATAATCATACGGCGTCGCGCCCAGCACCTCCTTGACGAACAACACCGGGTCATCGCGGTAACGCAGCACAAACTCTTCTAGCGGGTTAGCTTCAGTCATCCGTCACATCCTTGTAGTCAGCCTCAATTGACGTAGCCTCACGCTGTCGATCCTCATCATCAATCGCGGCAATATCCGAATTTACTTTGCGCAGCGCGTCTAGGTGCATGTCACTCACAGAAATGGTCACGTTGGTCTGGGGGCGATTGCCGTAGCGCTCTTGATTGTACGAGCCAGCCATGAACTTACGCCACTGAACCTTCTCACGTGTAGCAGCAATCTCTTGTGTCGTGCTTTGGCCGTCAAGAGCGTCAACCATAGTCAGACCCTCCTCGACCAGCGCGTCTGCCGAGTTGCGACGCGCATCAGTAATGGCAGCGTTGTACTCAGGAACCTCACGGACCGAGCGGCTAAAGTATTCACGGCTACACTCGTATTGAGCAGCAAGCTGGGTCATTGTCATACCGGAGCCAATCTGCTCGGCAAGGTATTCTGCACCGCCCTTCTTCTTGACGTCCTCAAGGATGCGCTTGCGTAAAGCCCTGCCTGCCATTTGATAAACTCCTATTTTATATTTTTTTACATGGAAGTGCATATGTATGGCAAGGGGGGCAGGGGGGGGGTGTCCCGTGTGTGTGAAAGGTATAATAATAATAGTACCCCCAGAAAAGCGAGACGGGGGGGGCTTTGTGCCAGCACCGTGTGACGTAATGCCGTGCAATGTGTAACACATTTGACAAACACCAGGCCAATCGGTACGCGCTCGCATATGTGTGGCAATGTGATTGGTGTGTTGTGATACATCTTTTATTCACATTCCCTCGCATTAGCTATTGACCCATGTATATCGTTCGCATATGTATGTGGTACAAGTAGACAAACAAGGAGCAACACAATGAAGATTACACCTGAACATTACGCCGAATTAAAGACGCGCATTGCTGCAATCTGGACGCCAGCAAAGCATGATGCACAACGCCAATTCATTATTAATGAAGGCAAGGCCAAAGACGTTGAAAAGCGTTTGCGCTGGGACTGGTCATACTACGCCAAAATGTCACCATGGGTATGTGACAACCTTTACACATATATGGACGATACGCACATCGACACGGCGCTCAAGCAAGTTATGCGCGACCTTTCAGCAAACTAATCCAACACAACACAACACAAGGAAACAACACCATGCAAACATTCGCTGATCAACACTGTCGCAAGTACAACACTGCAAACCCTATGGTTTTCTTCGCACCCGTAAACGTCGCACCTTATTCCTGCATCTGTTTTGATTGTGCCAAGTCGCGCAATTGGCTCGATCAGGATGGCAACCTTGTGAAAGGTGTTGAGCTATGATTATTGATCGCATCACCGACACATACGACACCGACTACCACGCTGGCGTTCTAGTCATCACTGACAAGGCAAACGGCTCGGAACATTGCGTTCAACTACGCAACAATAAAGGACACAACATCACGCAAGCGCAATTCAAAGCGAGCGTTAAATTTTACGGATTTGAACGTGCGTGCCGTACCTTTATCAAACTCGCAACAAACTAAACACAACACAACACAAACAAGGAATTAATCACATGACAAACCTAACAGTAAACCGCGCCCACCATGTAACCCTAACATACGCAGCGAATGGCAAATATACAGCCACATGGAAAGGATACAGCCGCAACACCATACGCCGCACAATTCACCAATCAAGCAATTGGCACGACACCGACGGCGCGGCATTGCAGGCTGGCCAATTGTTTATTGATTGGCTGAACGAAAACGATTTTGACTACAAGCAAATCATCACATCAATCACTGTTAGCCATATGGGTACAGACCGCAACGCCATTGCCATACAGACCGACACCATTCCAGCAAACGCGGAGGCCGCAGCATGACCAGCCGCCAACGCAAGCTGCGCAAAGAACGCAACGCCATCCTATCCAATGTCTTTATAGGCGCTTGCATGGGTATTGCCGCAAGCCTCGCCCTATTTTTGCCAATTGTACTTTAAGGAGTTGAACCAATGAAAGCCAACATCACACACACAGAATACGAGAACGATTACCGCGCCGGGTGGGATGCTGCCCGTGAAGATATACGCGCCTTTGGTATCAATAAAGCTTCCGATAAATGGCGCTCCGAAAACCCGGTGGATGTGCAACCCTTTTCGCTTGGCGCTTATTACTACGCCAAAGGCGGATTGAACGCCATAGTCGCGGATTTATAGGTGCCAGCATGATTTATTTTCACCTACTAGTTTTGACGTATACGATCGACGGCAAA